GACAACGTTTCCTGAAGAATCTATACCTGACTGATCTTGTACTTCTTCTGAGGGTGCAGCAGAGCTTGGCGCTACAGAAGGCTGCACTAGTTCTTTAAGAGCCTGTGAGAGCTGGTTCTGTTCTTTAGAAGTTAGAGTTATACTGTTAGCGTCGAATATGATCTTATCTGCCTTGTATATTACAGTACCTTTTCTCTGCTGCTCATTATCATTTAATATCTGCTTTAAAGTAGAAGCTATATCTGAAGAGCTATTGTCTCTTATTATGCTGTCTTGCTGACCCGTTTCTTTAATGAACTTACTGATGGCCGAGTCAGATATGGTGTCATTAGACAATCTTATTGCTTGGTCACTACCAGGTATAGAAAACGATCCACCGGTACCAGCACCTATATCTGCGCTGGCAGGCTTTGCTCCAGGAGCCGGAAGGTCTGCTGGATTTACACCGGTCTGATTAACACCCTTAGTCTGACCTGGAGTAGATAATTGACTTATCTTAGCTCCTGTGCCCAGTGATTGATTTGTAGACTGCTTTGAATCGACCAAATAATCAGTGAGCTTCTTAGCTAGCACGTCTATCGGCTCATTTAGATAGTATCCTGCTAGAGCCCCGCCTGCAAGTCCACCGATGAATGTTACTAGGGCATTTTTTAATCCACCTTTAGACATTCCTAGCCTTACAGCTAGTGCGCCGCCTATTATAGCGCCTACTAGTATTCCTACTTCGGTCGCTCCTATCTGAGCAGCCAGTCTACCGAGCTCAACAGATATAGCTGCTGTCTTTTGACTCTTATTAAGCTTATCGTCTGTAGCTATAGTAATGACATTCCATATACCTTCCACGATAGCTTCAACGTAATAAAAGCCCTTTAAGACTTTACCACCATACTCTAGTGCTTTTACCCCTAATCGAGTACCTATTCCGGGTTTACTTGCTTCTGGTACACCAGATTCTGATGATTTTCCAGATTCTGACGGACTCTTCGTATCAGACTTTCCTGATTCTTTTCCGCTGGGCTTACCGCCGTTCTCTCCACTCTCTCCAGCCTTACTTTCTGGTGATTCTCCGGAATCCGGCGTATTTTTACCACCTTTACCTGCTCCAGCGCCAAGCGCGCCTAACTTTAATACATCAAGAATGTTATTAAATATACCGCCGCTGTTGACTAGATTATCGGCTATCCTATCGAGTATTCCTACTGCCGTAGTCTGAGTCTTATTCAATATCTGCATGCTATCAGATACGTCGTCTATCCCGTCTGCTAGGCGATTTAACACTATACCCAGGCTCGATAGGTTCTTTGTATTCTCTTGTATCTGGTCTAGCTTGGCTTCATTCTTCTGTGATGACCTTATTATTGCCTGAAACAGCTCTGGATTGAAAGCGCTTAGTATCTTATCACCCTCAGCGCTCGCGGCCTGCTTGAAAGAAGAAGCTAAGAACTCTCTATCAGACTCTGAGAGTCCTATCTGTGGACCCTGTGGCTGCTGTTGAATTGGTATATCCATCTACTCTATCCGTTGTTTGCCTGACGGCGCTGCTCTTCTAATTCTGAAAGGTGTTCTAGAAGCATCTCGACATACATATCACGCTCGAATGGTATAAGATTTTCAATCTCGGTCAATGAGTATTTATGATGCTGAACCAGGGAAAACAAAGTAATGTAGTAGTTTTCAAGTGAATTATGGCTCAGCGCAAGATAAAAAAATCGCTCAGAGAATTTAACTCTATAGTCCTTTCTTTACCGAGCTTATTGGTATATTTGATAGTATATGACAGTTTAGGCTGGCTGAGCATAAATGCTTTTACTGATTCGAAGGTCTTGACATCTAGGTTTTCTAAGAACTCTTCTAACTGCTTGCTGGTATAGTCGCTCGCTGGATATACGTTGTCTTTGTCGTATATCTTGTCTATGCACCTGACTATCAACTGGAAGAAAGCGTCTCCACCGGATTCTAAGAAAATCACATCGTCATATATTCCCGCCTCGGGATACTTCATAGTAAATCCAGTATCTGCTGAGATCTTTATAGTATTGTTAACACTCTCTGGGAATATGACTTCTACAGAGTTGAGGTCAATTTCAAAGTCATACACTTCACTGTCTTCGACGTCTCTGTATGATATTTTGACTGTGTCGCTTACAGAACCAGCCCTTAACTTTAAGAACAGCAGCTCAAGATCAAATATCGATATCTTATCGACGTTTAGGTCCTGTCCATCTATCAGACAGTTATTGACTACCTGCTTTATGGCCTGAAGCATGTCGTTCTTTTGATCGGCCGCCTTAGCCATTAATAGAATCTTTTCTTCTTTTACCAAGAAAGGCCTAAACCTGTATATCTTCTTAGTAGAAGGCACGGTTATATCAAATGTAGGGTACATTATTTTTGGAAGCATAACAAACTCCGATTAATTAAATATTTGTAGTTCTATATAGAAGTCTCTCGTCACCGCCGTTTAAGCCCTGTGTCCTATGCTGATTATCACCGGTGATAGCTCCTAGAGAAGCTAGGGCTGTACTTAGACCGGAGCTTACACCGTCGAGAGCAAAGCTCTTGAAAGAGAACGTCACTGTTATCTTCATGAGACTGTCCTGACTGTCCCAAGCCATAGGTATGTCGTTTACTGCTATCGGATAGGCGTCGTACATTATGAAGGTGTTTACCGGCATGCCGGCATTGTTGTAGACTACGATATACAGGTCTGAGACGTAGTCGTCTTTATAACCTACTAAGTTGCTAGCAGTCCCACTGACTAGAGAGCTGTTAGATGGGTTGAACTCCTGAACCTGTGTAGTCCAAGAATAGAAGTAGTTGTATATCTGACCGTACGCGTCTGCTATGAACGTCACAGGGACGTCGTTGAACCTGACGTTGACTGGCATCTTCTGTGTCGGTCCTATACCGTACCTGTTTATGTCTGCAGTGCTGAACACAGTCCCGGGAAGTCTGGTCTTCTCAGCCCTCAGATACACTAAGTTGTCTATACCAAGTGTCGAAAAGCTCTGTACACCCCTAAGAAAAGGACTCAGGCCAGGTACTGCCGAGCCTAGCAAGCTGGCTGCTATATTTCCAAATGTTCCAAGTAGAGATCTCGGCGAGCCGAAGAATACTAAGAACTTGTTATTCTGAGTTATTCCATAGTTGCCTATGCTCGATCTAAACTGGGATATGTTAAAGCCCGACATTTTACTTCCTTCTCATAGAGTCTTTGTGCACAGTGTCTTTTCTAGCCTTCACAAATCTCTCTGTTGGTAGCATGAGAGCTGCATCCCAATTCTGTATCTGCACGTTTAAGTATTGTCCACCAACTACCTGTGAGTAGAGATAGCTCTTCACACACGGCTTAAATGCGCTGAACTTTGAATAGTTGTTTAGTATGTCGTACGATACTCTCAACCTAGAAGTACTATCATACTTCTTATTGTTTAGAGTATCGTATAGTGAGTTCATAAGACCAGCACGAGCATACTGAGGAAGATAGTGTAGATTTATACCTAAAAATCCAGAGTTCTGCAGACCTATTGGAAACACTAACGGAAAGGTATCGTAGTACGGTAGCGTGTCTTTGTGCTTAGGGTCGTAGAAGAACATGAACATCTTACCGATGCTGGTCGCGTCTATATCGCTTACGATGTTCGTCTTATCCGACATCAGCTTGGTCGGAGATGCCCTAGCTATCTTGCTGGCTTCTCCTCTATACCACTCGCGAGCAGACTCGATCGAGCTGGAGTTGATTCCGGCTGCGTTTCCTCTATCCATTATCTTTTGAAATATGTAAGCCATTAGAAGTCTATTGCGAGCTCTTTTTCGGTAAAAATTTGAAATTTCCAACCCTTGTCAGCGCAGAATTCTTCTGCAGCCTTCCACTTTGACATATTTATACCATACGTCTTGACCTCAGTTATGTACTTTCTGGTTATCTTGCTCTGCTTCTTAGGCTCGAGAGTCTGTGCGAGAGGCTTTACTTCTATGATCACTACTTCAGTCTTACCGTCTTTATTCTTCTTCTTGACGTAGAAGTCCGGAAAGTAGCGATGTATCCTGCCGTCTATTGGAGACCTATATGGTATAAAGAACTCCTCACTCGACCACTGAATGACGTCGGGATGAACATCTAGGTGCATCATCAGCTTAAGTTCCCATCCGGATCTATAAATAATATTAGACGGGTTTCCTTTATATTTTCCAGGGTTCTTGGGTCTAAAGTAGCCTTTGTACGACATGTTTTGAATCAATTCATAAATAAAATATTTATAGGGGTAGTAGATGGCGGGTGCAGGTCCGGTTTCCGGAGGGACTTCAGTAAGCAGTCCACCTAATCAGAGCGCGGTCTCTGGGGCTTCTTCAAGCGCTGGTGGTGGATCACCATCTTCTGCGATGAATCAAGCATCTGCCATGAATCAGCAGATTACTTTTCCAAGTGACCTAGTAAGTTCAAGCTCTGGTCTATACATGACTATAGGCTTCCAAGAGTATGTCAGAAGGTCTATATTTGATAAGCCTTTCTTAAGTCCGATCGGGGGAATATCTCTACCCATACCAGACAACCTAAGCGATCAGCAGAGTATTAGGTATGAAGAAGTTCAAGGTGGGCTAGCAGTTGGTGCTGCTATTGAACAGGCTCTAAGAAGTAAGAACGACATTAAGAATAATATCAGACAGGGAAACTATAGTGCTGCTGCAGGCGATCTTGCAAAAATCGGCGCTATAGGTACTATCGGTGGTATAGGCGGCGTCGGAATGAAAGCAATTGATGCAGCTGCATCAAAATTTGTAGGTGCACAACAGGCATCTGCACAGCTGTTGCAACTAGGTGGACTTTCTACTAATCCATTCCTTACAGTTCTATTCAAGCAACCTACTTTTAAGACGCATCAGTTTTCATGGAGACTACTACCTAGAAACGCCGGTGAGTCTGAAGCTGTTGCCGGTATTATAAATCAAATGAGATATAATATGCTTCCGGGCATGCTTCAAAATTCAGGTGGAACACTACTGAAGTATCCTAATATGGCTAACATATCTTTTAGTGAAGACACCTATCTCTATAAGTTTAAGCCGTGTGTTCTAGAGAGCGTTACGTTTGACTTTACTGGCACTACAAACATTCCTTCTTTCTTTAAAGGCA